AGGTTTGCATATCTCAGGCCGGCACCGCTCAGGTCGGCACCGCTCAAGTCGGCACCGCCCAGGTCGGCACCGACCAGGTCGGCACCGACCAGGTCGGCACCGCCCAGGTTTGCATAACTCAAGTCGGCATATCTCAGGTTTGCATATCTCAGGCCGGCACCGCTCAGGTCGGCACCGCTCAAGTCGGCACGGACACCGCCAAGTTCGGCATTAAGCCACTTCTTGTGTGCCGCCAAAATCTCATTAAGCTTTTCCCGTGTCATTTTTGTTGTCCTTTCTGGTCTTTGCCTATCTGTTGTTGATGTGGCTGCCCTCGTGACCTCCGGGGCGGGCGTTGTGGTTACTGCTCGATCTCGCCGGGGTGGTGGGCGATTTCAGATTTGCTTGATTTCCCATGTGCCGGGGATGATATCGGCGACCTTGTAACCGCTGATGCTGCCAAGGATTTCCTCGTCTACGCTGTGGCAGTAGATTTCCATTGTCACCATATTCGCCCAATACACCTTTCCGCGATAGGTTACTTTCCTCCCGTCAAACAATTCATCCTTGTGGCTGTTCAGATACTTCATACTGTTATCCTTTCTGGCCTTTGGCCTGTCCGTTACCTTTAGCTTGACTATATTGTACGCCTTTTGTGCGTACAATACAATTGGCAAAATATCCAAACATGAGGAACAAAATACAGTAAAAATCACAAAACGAAAGGAGTTTTTTACATGAAAGAAAACGCGATCAAGGCTGTGCTGGCGGCCGCCCTGGGGGCGCTGTGTGCCTACGGGGTGCAGCTGCTGGTGCCGGTGCTGGTGCTGGTGGTGGTGATGCTGCTGGACTACGCCACGGGCATGACCAAGGCATGGAACGCCGGGGAGCTGTCCTCCCGGGTGGGCCTGAAGGGTATCCTGAAGAAGGTAGGCTACTTGGTCATCGTCACCGTGGCCGCTGTGGTAGACTGGCTGCTGCGCTACGGAGCCGACGCCCTGGGCTGGGACTGGCCGGTGGATTTCCTGTTTGCCAGCATTGTCATTATCTGGCTGGTGATCAACGAGCTGCTGTCCATCCTGGAGAATGTGTCGGCCATTGGGGCCCCGGTGCCTGGTTTCCTCCAGGCGCTGCTGAAAAAGTTGAAAGTACACACCGAGGATACGGCGGCGGACAAGCTGCCGGGAGAGGAGGACGACAACAATGAGTAAGCGAGTGTACATCAGCCCCAGCGACCAGACGGAAAACCGCTATGCCTGGGGCAATACCAATGAGCACGTCCAGTGCCAGAAGATCGCCGAAGCGGAGGCTGCCGCTCTGCGCCGCAGCGGCGTGGAGGTGAAGCTGGCTGCCTTCGGCACCACCATGGCCCAGCGATGCGCCGAGTCCGACGCCTGGCACGCGGACATCCACAACTGCGTCCACACCAACGCCTTTAACGGCAAGGTCATGGGCACCCGGATGTTCTGCTTTGCTATCCCCGGCAAGGGCTACGACGCCTGCAAGGCGGTGTTCGCGGAGCTGGCCCCGCTGTCCCCCGGCACCTCCGAAAACATCCAGAAGGCCAGTTACTACGAGGTGCGTGTACCTAATGCGCCGTCGGTGTACTGCGAGTGCGAGTTCCACGACACCGCCGAGGGCGCCAAGTGGATCGTGGAGCACACCACGGCCATCGGTGAGGCCATCGCCAAGGGCCTGTGCAAGTACCTGGGCGTAAAATACGTCCCGGCCAAGCAAGAGACTCCCAAGCCCGCCGATCCTGCCCAGAGCGATACCTTGTACCGGGTCCAGGTGGGGGCCTTCGCCGTCCGCGCCAACGCCGAGAAGATGCTCCAGCGTTTGAAGGACGCCGGGTTTGACGGTTTTATCCGGGAAGGTTCAAGATGATGTGAAGAGAGCGTCAAAGTAACGGGTTTAAAAATCTGGACGAAACCGGGGCAACGATGCGCCGACCCCCTGTTTCCGCCAAAGCTCCGCAAGTCCACGGCGAATATAATCGCCATGAATACAACTTACCGAGACATCCGCGCAAAGCTGCGCAGTATGGCCCCTCAGCGTGCCATTGATTACATCGCCGCGCTTGATCTTCCGGGAGACGAGGCGTTTTGCATCATCGCGTGCGACGTCAAGCAACAATCCAGACAGCAGGTGGCAAACAGGCTGTTTGCGTCGGTCGAGTATGTCAAGAAGCGCCGCCGCAACGGTTACCAAAAGATTGCCGACCATATCAAAAACCCATAAAGTAAAGACCCAACAAAGACCTTTTTCAGGCTCTTTGTTGGGTCTTTTTTGCTGTATTTTATAGATATACAAGGGGGTGCGGCGAAATGAGCGTAATGGAACGGCTGTTGATGTGTGGGTATACGGCGGATATGGCACGTGATATATGCAATCAATACGAAGATGACGCCGCTGGATTGCTTTCCCTTGCGCGAATTGTAGAGCTTTTCCACGACGATAGGCGCGAATATGTATAGCTATTACAATGGAAATCCACGAGGTAAAAATGTAGGCGATTGTACCGTCAGAGCCATATCGAAAGCCACCGGTAAGGACTGGGGCGCAACGTATCTTGCACTTGCAATAGAAGGGTATTTGGATGGCGATATGCCGTCTGCAAATGCTTGCTGGGGCCGGTATCTCCGCAGTATCGGATACCGGCGGTACATCGTGCCGGACACTTGCCCTGATTGCTACACGGTGGGACAGTTTGCGGAGGATCACCCGGTAGGCACCTATATTCTGGCCCTGTCCGGTCATGTGGTCTGCGTGCAAAATGGCACGATCTGGGACAGCTGGGACAGCAGCAATGAGAACGTATTGTATTACTGGGAAAGGACGGATGAAGCATGAACTATCCTTACTACGGAAACCCCTATATGCCGCCGATGCAGGACAACCTTGCCCAGCTGAGGCAGCAGCAGATGCAGGCCATTCCGCCGATGCCGCAAAATCCTCTGCCGCAGAGCGGCGTGCAGTGGGTATCCGGCGAACAGGAGGCAAGAAGCTGGATGGTCGCGCCCAATGCGGCGGTGGCGCTGTGGGATTCTACGGCTCCCACGGTGTACCTGAAACAGGCCGATGCAAGCGGCAAGCCGACGCTCAAAGTATACGACCTTGTAGAGCGGCTTGCAAGCGCCCCTGACGCGCAGAAAGCGCCCGCTGCGGAATATGTGACCCGTAAAGAGTTCGACGCGCTGGCGGCGCTTGTGAGCGAAATGAAGGGCAAGAAGCACAAGGAGGAAAAGAGCGATGAATAATCCGTTTTTCGGTGCAATGGGCGGCGGCAACGGCTTTATGCAGATGGTGCAGCAGTTCCAGCAGTTCAAGGCAAATTTTCATGGAGACCCCAAAGCAGAGGTCGAAAAGCTCTTGCAGAGCGGGAAACTCTCACAAGCTCAGCTGAACCAGTTGCAGCAGATGGCGAAGCAGTTCCAAAGCCTGATGCAGTAAGCAAGTTTAAGCAAAGTGTTTGCTAAATTGTTAGTTTAATCAATATCGTGGCCACGATTTGATGAATAAAAATCTTTCAAAGGAGTGATACTATGTCTCTTTCCGATGGTAGGCCTACCATGACCATGCCTGTGACCCCTGCCAATGGCGGCGGTAACGGATTTGGTTTCGGCGGCGACGGCGCATGGTTCCTCATCATCCTGTTCCTGTTCGCGTTCTGCGGCTGGGGCGGCAATGGCTGGGGCAACAACGGCAATTCTGGCGGTGTAGTGGACGGCTATGTGCTGTCTTCCGATTTTGCCAACATTGAGCGCAAAATGGATCTCATCAACGGTGGGCTGTGCGATGGCTTCTATGCCGTGAACACCACGCTGCTGAACGGCTTTGCCGGTGTCAACCAAAACATGAACAACGGTTTCCAGACCGCTGAGCTGTCCCGCGCCAACCAGCAGGCCGCACTGATGCAGCAGCTCAACGCCATGCAGATGCAGGCCGCCGAGTGCTGCTGCAACACCCAGCGCAGCATCGAGGGCGTGCGCTACGACATGGCCGCGCAGGCGTGCGACACGCGCAACACGGTGCAGAACGCGACCCGCGACATCGTGGAGAATCAGAACGCCAACAGCCGCGCCATTCTGGACTTCCTGACTCAGAGCAAGCTGGCGGACCTCCAGAGCGAGAACCAGGGCTTGAAGCTGGCTGCGTCTCAGGCGGCGCAGAACAGCTATCTGGTGTCCCAGCTCCGGCCCTCTCCTATTCCGGCCTACACGGTGCAGAATCCCTATTGCTGCAACCAGTTTGCCGGTTGCGGCTGCTGACAACTGCATAGCATAGCTTTTTGCCGACAATGGCAAAATGGTCGGCCCCGTGCCGATACTACGACAAACGCGGCGGGGCAATCGCTCCGCCGCTGTATTTTAAACTGGTCGATTTCGACCCCTTTAGAAAGGACTGAAATATATGGCTGAATATGTGAACCCCGGTATCGTGACTGTCCCCGTCGGGCAGAATGTCCCGATGACTGCGACGGCGGCTTGCGGCAAGCCCTGCATCGTCCACCGCGAGGGCAGCGGCCTTGTCACCCTGCGTGGCCTGACGCAGCAGTGCAAGGCGCGATTTAAGGTCAGCTTTGGCGCGAATATCGCCGTGCCCACCGGCGGAACGGTAGGTGCGATCACCACGGCGCTCGCAGTCAACGGCGAAGCGCTCAACGGCGCTACGGCGACTGTCACGCCCGCTGCGGTGGAAAACTATTTTAACGTCTACGTCAGCGCCATTGTGGAAGTGCCGCGCGGCTGCTGCGTGACGGTAGCGGCTCAAAACACCAGCGCGGAGGCGGTCAGCTTTGCCAACAGCAACCTGACCATTGACCGTGTGAGTTGAGAAAGGAGAATGAATCATGGGTATGAAATCTATGTATGATCTGCGCGATATGCTCTGCAAGGAGCTGGACGAGATCAGCCGCAAGGGCGAGCTGGGCGCGGGCGACCTCGATATCGTGCATAAGCTCGCGAGCACCATCAAGAATCTCGACAAGATCGAGGCGATGGAGGGAGGCTATTCCAGCCGCTATCACGACGACGATATGCGCAATTCGTACGGTAGGGGCGTCTCTTACGCGAGGCGGCACTATGTCCGCGGGCATTACAGCCGCACGGACGCAACTGAGCACCTGCGCAGCCAGATCAACGATATGATGCGCGAGACTGACGATGACCGCATCAAGGATGCCCTGCGTCGCGCAATGGACATGATGGAGGAATAAAGGGGGTAGGCCCCGATGATCGACGAAAAGGAGCTGCAGCTTTGGATCTCTCGCCTGGAAACGGAAGAATCCAGCTGGGCGAACTACGAGAGGCTTGCGGCGCTGTATACCATCCAAAACCAGAACCGGGAGCCGGTGAGGGAAACTCGCATGGTTGAGTCGTACTCTGCGGCCCCTGCGCCTGATAGCGATTTCCTCCGCGCGGTGGCCCGCGTTGACCCGGCCCGTGCGTGGGAAGTGATGGACGAACTCATGGACAGCTTGAAGGTCGTCAACGAGCGAGTGTATAACAGCGTTATGCGCAAGCTGGAAAAGTGAAAAATCCCCCGTCATTTACGGCGGGGGATTTTTTAGGCATATTTGCCCTTTATGTCCGTGAAGGTAAAATATGCCTAACGGGGTGTTACGAAAAACGCGCCATCGTTGTCTGCATCAATCCGCCTGATGAAGCGCGTCCAAAATTCCTTTTTTTCATCGCGGGAATAGGTTTCGTATTCTTGCAGCTCCTTTTTTAGCGCGTCCAAATTGATTTCTGGCCTTTCTTCCGTAGCTTCAAGTGCTTTTTTCAAGCTCGCATACTCCCGCTTGTATTCGTCCAACTCAATCAGATCGTTTAGGTATAGCGTTTTTAGCTTGCCCATTTTCTTTCGTATTGAGTCCGCGCTTTGCGTGGGCTTTTTATCTGCCTTTTTATAGTACCGATTGTTCCGTTCTGCGATTCCCTCCAGCTCGTGCAGTAGGTAGTCTTCCAGCGCATCCTCACGGATCCTTTTTGTATGCGGGCAAGCGGAGTTGTCAAGCATCCGCGTCCGGCATCGGTAGTATGTATATGTTTTTTTTACGGTTTCCGATTGCATCGTTTTCCCGCACTCTTTGCAGCGCAATATCCCGGAAAACAGATACACGCGATCCGTGCCAACTCCCGCACAGCGTTGTGACCGCTGGCGAATAATATCATTTACAAGGTCAAAGTCCTGTTTGCTCACCAGCGCGGGACAGGCATTTTCGATGCCGTAAACCTCGCCGATGTAAAGACGGTTACGGAAATAGTTTACATACTTGCTATAAGCTCGGTCAATGCCCCATTTGTCAAGCATATATCGCTTTACGGCAAGGACACTTTTTAGCCGGATAAACGATGCAAACATATCTCGCGCCGCATCTACCGTGCCGCTATCAATCTGGTATTGCCTGTCCTTGATGACATACCCTAAAGGTGCTTTCGACCCTGCCGGTTGTCCTTTTGCCCGTTTCCCATCGTTGATAAATTTGATTCGTTCGCTTGTGCGGTCTGCTTCGTCCTGCGCAACGGAGAGCATGATATTAACCTTTAATCGCCCGGACGCGGTTCGCGTCTCGTAGTCCTCTTCCGTCGCTTGCCAGGTCACGCCGTACTGGTCGAGTTGCGTTTGCACATCGTAATACCCCGCGACATTTCGAAACCATCGGTCGAGCTTAATAAATAAGATCGTGTCTACCTTCCCCACTTTGCAATCGCCCAGCAGCCGCAGGAGCGCCGGACGTTTTTTATACGGCTTTCGCGCGGATATTCCCGCGTCCTCATAGATACCCGCCACGGTCATTTTGTGTTCTTGGGCATATCTTGTCAGCGCATCTCTTTGCTCTTGCAATGACAGGCCATGCCGCGCCTGTTCGTCGCTCGACACGCGGATATACAGTGCTGCTCTCATCACCGCCCCCTCCAAAATCCGTAATCTGCGCAATGCAAATCGACATACACGCACCACGCGGTCAGTAACACCACCACCACAAATAAAATAAAAATCACGGCGTTGCGGATATGGACACCACGCCGCATAATCTCGATCATGTCTTCCTTTGCGTCAACATGGCGCTCCAGCTCGTCATTTCGCGCCTGCAAGGTCTCTTCGTTCCTTGTCAGCCGTTCGGAAATTCCGAACACCTCGTCAAGTGAGATCCCAAGCGCCTTGCAGATAGGCGCGACGGTGTAGATGGACGGGGCTTTGGAAAACTTTGAAAAGAAGTTCTGCACGGTGGACAGCGGCACGCCGGAAGTGTCTGAAATTTCCTGATAGGTCAGTTTCAATTCTTCTTTGCGGATTTTGCACACCTCTTGGATGTTCATTTATACCACCTTAATTTCTTCGATTTTCACGCCGCGAAGTCACAAGATGAGGGCTTGCCGAACCTCGTCGAGCGCTGTCTTATTGCAAGGTTTTGGCGTTGAAATAGTTAAGCAAAGCGGAGTATGGTCAAATCATGCAGCGGCAACCGCTCCGTGCTGTCTGCACATAGCCCCCGCCGTTGTTGCGGAGACGGCGGGGGCTTTTCTCTTACTTCATACCAAGGAGTTTGCCAAGTTTTCTTTGCCGCCCCGCTTTGGTCGTGGGAATCCCAGTTGCTTTTGAAATTTTTCTTTTCATCTTTGTGATTCCGAGCGCACGTTTCCAGCTAAAGGACAGGCCGGGGATTTTGCTTTTTGACATTTGGAACACCACCTTTTATTTTTGTATTTTCTCCCGAACTTTTGTGCAATAATCGACATATAGCCCCGTTACTATAATTATTTGGAGGGACACAAAATGTTGTGCGAAGAAGAAAACCATGCTATTCTTATTAGAGAGCGCCTAAAATCTGAGGTGCTATCACTTACTGACAGTCAGGTGGAATATGTTTTATGGAGGTTGGAATGTTTATTGCAAGAAGAGAATTAAATGATCTGCGGGAAGAAAACCGCAAACTTAAATTGCAGCTTGCAGAGGCGCAGGAAGCGGATCGAGAATACAACCGCCGATCTGCCATCATTGACAAAGCGGCGCTTCCGAAATGCAAAAGCATCGCGTGCTCTGGGTGCAAGCATGTTGTGGTCCGCTATACTACTTGGGGTGGTTGGTACGTTCTTGGCTGCGGGAAAGACAATCCCTGCAAAGACTACGAGCCGACAGACATTACCCCCGAAAAAGCTGAAGCTATCCGAGAAGCGCTGAACATTCAGTGGCAATATAATTAACCAGAGAACAAGCAATTCAGCAGAAACCCGAAAACAGCACCTATTGCAGCAACGAGGCAATCCCTCGCCGTTATAGACCACGCTTGGGAGTTTTCTTTCTGCGCATATGCAAGATAATTAGCCCCTCTTTGGCGAGCAATAAGCCCTCGCTTTTCGCCATTTACAAGGCAATATGCAAAGCTATGACCGCAGAGTACATCAGCATCATTTTCATTATGCGCGGTTATCAATACGGCATCGGTTCGCGCTTGCTTTAAAAGCTTTAGCTGCGCCTTTGTCAAAGCGATATACGGGAAGTCATCTTTCTTGTTATCAAGATCGCTTTCCCACTTTTGCCGCTCTGCATCGGTCAATATCTTATCATGCGGATTAGTCGGAATAAAAACATTACTCATAGTACTTGTTTTGCGCTCAATACAATCGGAAGGAGTTTTTCACACTGAGCGTCGGACAAATCATCAATAGCTACCAATAGCGCTTTCTTTGCTGCGCTTAAGCCCTCGCCCTCGGTCTTCGGATCGAGGGCGCTTTTTTTTGCGCCTTTTTCCGGCAGAACGGGAAGCTCGTCACCGTCCAGCTCGGCAAGGGTGATGCCGAAATGGTCGGCGATCTTCTGGCGGGTTTTTACATGAGGGATAGCTTTTCCGGCTTGCCAGTTTAACACAGCTTGGTTCGTTGACCCAATTATTTTAGATAGGCGATAAGCAGAATAGTCCTTTTGGGTCATGCAATAGTTTAGATTTTCGGTAAATGCCATAAATATTGACCTCTATTATTGTGCACAATGATACGCAATCATTTATTGACATATACTCAATTATTTAGTATAATTAAGACCGTGGATAGGCAATAAAAGACCGAACCACCCCGACAAATCGAGCTGGTGAGAAACATATAGTTGTCGCAAACTTAGAGTACCACCAATGCTCCAATTTGTCAATAGAATACTCTAAATTTGGAGGTGAAAAGGTGAGCTTACCGGAAAATCTGGCTCGACTGCAAGCCGAGCGTGGCGAGACGAATTACCGTCTTGCCAAAGAAATTGATGTATCTCAGACATCAATCAAAAACTGGAAGGACGGCGCGCGCCGCCCGCACCCGCGTCAAATCAAGAAACTGGCGAATCACTTCGGCGTGCCCGTGGACGAGCTGCTGGAATCCAGCGATGGGCAGTAAAAAAATGCCCCGCCCAATGTTGCAGCATTGAGCGGGACGGCGGAACAAATCTTAGGCTTAGATATGTGTCCTGTGGCTATTTTAGCACAGGGGAAAGGAAAAGGCAATGAGTAAAAAGCCGGAATACAAAATCATTTGGGTCACGCCCCCCGACCCTGTAAAGTTGGGGACGATCATGGGCGAGATTTACGCGCGCGGCAGAGGGCTTGAGTTTGTCGGCCTTGTGCCGAACGGAAAGGATAGCGGAGGTGCGAAATGAGCGTGTTTGCATGGGCGCTGACGTATATCGGGGCCGCTACGGTGAGTTATCTGTTTATGTGGCTGCTGGACAAACTGGACAGGCCGGGGAAGTAAAATTAATAGGGAGGAAAGACGATGCGGGACGTGCTGAAAGCGGCGGGGCGACCGGTATGAGAAGCGCGATGCAGTATAGCGAGCCGGAGCGCCCATTGGAGCCGAAGGACTACGATCTTCCCGTCTGCCCCGTGTGCGGGGAGGAGACGGACACCTACTACAAAAACAAGGACGGCGTCATCGTGGGATGCGAGTTTTGCATCGACGCGGTGGACGCATGGGAGGAAAAGGAATGAATATGAGCTTGTACCACATCGATCAGGAGCTGGAGAACCTGATCGACCAGGAAACCGGCGAGGTGCTTGATTTTGATGCGTTTGAGGCGCTGCAAATGGCGCGGGACGCCAAGATCGAGGGCGTACTCTGCTGGACAAAGAATCTGGCGGCGGAGGCAAAGGCTATCCGCGAGGAGGAGAAGGAGCTTGCCGAGCGGCGCAAGGCTATGGAGAGCAAGCGGGAAAAGCTGCTTGCCTATGCAGAACGGGCGCTGGGCGGCGCGGCGTTCCAGACGGCGCGGTGTGCCGTGACGTATCGCAAAAGCACGGCGGTGGAGATCACCGACATGGACGCTGTGGTGCAGTGGTGCATGGACAACGGCTACGACGGCAAGATCACCTTTGCCCAGCCCACGGTGAGTAAGACGGACATCGCGCCGCTTCTCAAGTCCGGCGTGTCTGTGACCGGCGCGGAGCTGTGCGAGAAGCTGAACATGGGGGTGAAGTGATGGATAACATGACGATCTACAATGCAGTTCGTAGTGTGCCGGACAGCGCCAAAAGACGCATCGAGGCGGGGCGCTTGAAGGGCAAGACAGACATTAACCCCATGTGGCGCATCAAGGCGCTGACAGAGCAGTTTGGGCCCTGCGGCTATGGCTGGAAATACGTTATCACTGACAAGAGGTTGGAGCAGGGCGCAAATGGCGAAGTAGCCGCATTTCTGGACATTGATCTGTTTGTAAAGGCAGGCGGCGCCTGGTCTGACGCTATCCCCGGCACTGGCGGCAGTGCGTTCGTGGCAAAGGAGAAGAACGGCCCATATACCTCCGACGAGTGTTTTAAGATGGCGCTGACTGATGCTATCTCCGTGGCGTGTAAGGCGCTTGGATTTGGGGCGGACGTGTATTGGGCCGCCGACAAGAGCAAGTATGACAAGCCGGATAAGTGCAAAAAGAAGCCGGATAACAAGGCAGATGCGCCGATGCTGTGCGAGCATTGCGGACTTCCCATTAAGTCGGTGAAGCGCGGGGACCGCGTGTATCCCACCAGCGAGATCGCGGAGAACTCCGTGAAGAAGTACGGCAAGCGGCTGTGCTGGGTCTGCATGAAGGCAGCCAACGCGACGGGGAATAACCATGCAGCAGATAACGGTTGATGCGGCGCGGTGGTCGCAGGACAGCGATGGGGCGTGGCTGTGTCTACGTGTGAAGTCTCCAGAGGCGGCAATGGAGTTGTGCGACACCATAAAGCCGGGGAAGGAGTACACCGCCACCATCAAAGGCAAGGGGCGGAGCCTCGATGCAAATGCCTACGCATGGGTACTGCTGGACAAGCTGGCGGCGCACTACGGCGTTGCGAGAGAGAATGTATACCGGCAGGAGATACAGAGCATCGGCGGTGTAAGCGAGGTGCTGTGCCTGCGGGAAAAGGCGGTGGAAGCGTTCTGCCGGAGCTGGGAGCGGAACGGTATCGGCTGGATGACCGATACCGGCCCCAGCAAGCTCAAGGGCTGCGTAAACGTGACTGTATGGTACGGCAGCTCCGTATACGACACGGAGCAGATGTCGCGGCTGATAGACGCCATTGTGCAAGACTGCCGGGATGTCGGCATTGAGACCATGACACCGCGAGAGATGGATGCCCTCGTTAGCCGGTGGGGAGAGGTTAGCGTATGAACGACAAAAGATGCTTTTTGTGCGGCCGGAATGACACCGGTGACCCGCTGGAGCGTCACCACATTTTTGGCGGCGCGAATCGGAAGAAAAGCGAGAAGTACGGCCTTGTGGTGTACCTGTGCGGCAATCGCTGCCACCGGAACGGGCGCGGCGCGGTACACAAGAACGGCGACCAGATGCGCCGTTTGAGACGGTACGGGCAGCTCAAGGCGATGGAGGAGCAGAGATGGACGGAGGCGGACTTTCGCCGCGAATTTGGGAAAAGCTATTTATGAGAGGAGATAAGAGATGCTGAACAAGATTTTCATCATGGGCCGGTTGACACGCGATCCGGAGCTGCGCAGGACACAGAACGGTACAGCCGTCACCAGCTTTACACTGGCGGTAGACCGGGACTTTAAGAACGCGGACGGCACTAAGGACACGGATTTTATTGACGTGGTTGCATGGCGCACCACCGCCGAGTTTGTGTCCAAGTATTTCTCCAAGGGGCGCATGGCCGTGGTGGAGGGCCGCTTGCAACTGCGGGACTGGACGGACAAGGACGGCAATAAGCGCCGGAACGCCGAGGTGCTGGCGGACAACATTTGCTTTGGCGGTGCCAAGAAATACGCGGGCGGACAGTTTGAGGAGGTGGACGAGGACTTCGACGCGGACGACGATTTTCCGTTTTGATAGGAGGTAGAGCGGCATGGATTACTGGCACAAGCGGTACACCTGCCCATACTTTACCAGCAGCGAGAAACGGCGGGTCTGCTGCGAGGGAGGTAGCCGCGTCAGCTTTGAGACGGGCGGCGCGGCATCCCGATTCATGAGTCAATTCTGTGCTGGGACGTGGGAGCATTGCACCATCGCACGGCACCTGACGGACGAGTACGAGAGGCATGAGGAAAAGAATGGGGAATAGGCGTATCGCCGAAGGAGTGAGAGGCGGTGCATAGTGGCTCTTGAGTACATTCCCTTTTATTACAGTTATCGCAAGAAATTAGAGAAACTCTCAGATCAAGAGGTAGGTCGGCTTGTACGGGCTTTGCTGAAATATGGCGAGACCGGAGAGACGGAGGAACTTACGGGACGGGAGTCGATCGCATTTGATTTTATTGCGGACGATGTAAGTAGGGCAAAAGCGGCGTATGACGAGAGATGCGCAAAGAATCAGCGCAACATCGAAAAGCGATATGCACGTCGCGAGGGTACGACCGTATACGATGGTATACGATCGAATACGACCGTATACGAAACGTACCAAACCAAAGACAAAACCAAAGACAAAACCAAAGATAATACACTCCCACCTAACGGTGTGAGTGATACGCGCGCGAAGCGCTTCACGCCACCATCCGCTGATGATGTATCCGCCTATGTTCAGGCGCAGGGCTATCACGTCAACGCAGATCGTTTTGTCGCCTTCTACGAGCAGAAGGGGTGGATGGTAGGCAAGAACCGCATGAAGGACTGGAAAGCCGCCGTGCGGAATTGGGAGACGAGATGGAAGGAGGAACACGGCGATGGACATAACGGCGGTGCTGGAGAACCTGCGAAAAAATGGAATATCCCAGGAGAAGTCGTACTTTGAGTGCCCGGACTGCGAGGACAGGGGCTATACGGCCACACGCAGCGCAACCGGGGAGCTTATGACCCGTATCTGCCCTTGCCAGATACGCAAGGACAACCAGCGGCGCATTGCGCGTAGCGGACTGTCCGGTCTGCTGGAAAGCTGTACGCTGGAGACGTACCAGACGGCGGAGCCGTGGCAGAAGCAGGCAAAGCAGATGGCCGAGGCGTATATCACGGATTGGCGCGGTAAGTGGTTTTATGCCGGTGGGACCCCCGGCAGTGGAAAGACGCATCTGTGCACGGCGATCTGCGGGAAGCTGATGGAGGCAGGATTGCCAGTACGGTATATGCAGTGGCGGTCGGACATTCCATCCATCAAGGCAAAAGTAAACGATGCGGAGCTGTACGCAGATGCCGTGGGAATGCTGAAAACTATCCGCGTGCTTTACATCGACGACTTCCTCAAGGGCAACGTGACGGAGGCTGACCGGAACATTGCGTTTGACCTGCTGAATGCCCGGTACATAAAGCCAGAGTGTGCAACGATCATCAGTTCCGAGCGGACGATAGGACAGATATTGGACTGGGACGAGGCGATAGGATCCCGCATTGCGGAGCGCGCGAAGGGCTTTACCATGAGCGTGACGGGCAGCGGAAAGAACTGGAGGTTGCGATGAACGACGGCGCATGGAAGATCGCGTCCGGCAGGCTGTGCGTGGACTGCTTGCAGGAGATGGCGGCGGAATACATCATCGAGCCAGCGTTCCACGGCTGGGCGCGGGGCGTGTGCCAGCGCTGCGGGAAAGACCAGAAACTGACGACGTTCAAGCGTTACACCATGAGCAAGCGCGGACTGGAGAAAAGAGGGTTGTTGGATGAACAGTGATGATCTGATGCGGCTGGGGCCTGCGGCGCAGAAGCAGGTCATGGAGAAGATGCGCAAGCCCGGAAAGTACAAGGCGCAGAAGACGCGGCGCGGCAAGCTGACTTTCGACAGCAAGAAGGAGGCGGAGCGCTATGACGCTTTGTTGCTGCTGCAAAATGCCGGGGAGATACGGGGGCTAAAATTGCAGGTGCGGTACTGCTTGCAAGAGGCGTACACGACATTTGAGGGCGACCGCGTGAAAAGTATCGACTACGTTGCGGACTTCGTGTACGAGCGCAGAGCGGCTCCTGACAGCTACGGCCAGCGGTACTGGCTGCCGGTAGTGGAGGACGTGAAAGGGATGAGGACGCGGGAGTACGCCATGAAAGCAAAGCTGTTCCGTAACCGGTACGGATACGCCATCCGGGAGGTGTGAGGATGACGGTGTACATGATCGTGACGCGGGACAAGTACCGCCTGCCCCGATGGTGGGGTACGACCACGGCGGAGTTGGCGCAGCTGTCCGGGCGGAAGCATCAGAATGTTCGTTTTGCGATTTGGAAGGCAATCCGCAACGGCGGCAGATTCGGCTGCTACGAGGTTGTGAGATTGGAGGAGGGCGAGTGATGTTGCCACCAAATCAACCGCTGACGAAAGATGCGGCAAGAAAACTCATGGCGCTGGACGTGCAGGACAAGGAGATACTGACCTACGAAAAGCTGGACGAATGGTACACCGCATGGGGCGGACAGTGCTACGTCAGCTTTTCCGGCGGCAAGGACAGCACGGTGCTGGCGTATCTGGCGGCGTGGTACCTGTCGAGTTTCAGGACACCGCCGTGGGAGTTGAACTTGGTGTTTGTAAACACCGGGCTGGAGTACCCGGAGATACAGCGGTTTGTCAATGAGTACGCCGCGTGGCTTCGCAGGGAGTTCCCGCATATCACCGTAAACCTTGTGCGGCTTCGACCCCAGATGAACATTCGGCAGGTGGTGACGAAGTACGGGTACAGCATTGTTAGTAAGGAGGTCGCAAACAATGTTTGGCTTGCACGGAGGGGGAATAAATACCGAATGATGCGTCTCCGTGGCGAAATGCTTGATAAGGATGGGAACAAAAGCATCTGGAACTGCGATAACTGGGCATTTCTGCTTGACGCTCCATTTCTTGTCTCTTCGGAATGTTGCCACATTATGAAAAAAAGGGCGGCGCATACTTATGAGCGCGAGAGCCGTGAAAAACCTATCGTTGCGATGATGGCAGAAGAAGGACGGCAGCGGTTTCAGACATGGACGGCGACCGGCTGCAACGCCTTTGAGGGAAAACGACCCATGAGTAAGCCCATGAGCTTTTGGACGGAGCAAGACGTGCTGCAATTCATCGTAGACCGCGAACTACCTATCGCCAGCGTATATGGTGATATTGTAGCAAGCGACGGTGAGAACGACTACAACGCGACGCTGATTGACTGCAAGCTGCACTGCACCGGCTGTCAACGCACGGGCTGTATGTTCTGCGCATTTGGAGCGCACCTCGAAAAGGGCGAGAACCGATTCGAGCGCATGAAGCATACGCACCCGAAGCACTACGAGTTTTGCATTGGCGGCGGGGAATGGGACGCGGACGGGCTGTGGAAGCCCAACGAGAAGGGACTTGGCTACGGTCGAGTGCTGGATTTTATCGGAGTGAGGTATTGAGATGAAGGTTTTAGAGCTTTTTGCGGGGACGCGAAGCATCGGCAAGGCGTTCGAGCGGCGCGGACACGAGGTGTATTCCATCGAGTGGGATAAGGACTTTGACCATATCGATTGGTACGCGGATATCATGACCGTCACAGCGCAGGATATCTTGGAACGCTTTGGACGCCCGGACGTTATCTGGGCAAGCCCGGACTGCGCGACGTTTTCTATTGCGGCAATATCGCATCATCGGCGCAAAAATCCAGAGACGGGGAATTTAGACCCTATTAGCGAATATGCAAAGTTTTGTGATGCAGTCGATCAGCACGTTTTGCGCTTAATCTTGGCCCTGTCTCCCACATATTGGTTCATCGAGAACCCGCGCGGCGGGCTGCGCAAAATGACTTGGATGCAGGGATTGCCCAGATACACCGTTACATATTGCCAGTATGGTGACATGCGGATGAAGCCCACCGACATCTGGACGAATCACCCAGACCCCGGATTTAAGCCGCCGTGTCACAATGGCGACCCGTGCCATGTAGCCGCGCCGCGAGGGGCAAAGACGGGTACGCAGGGGTTAAAAGGAAGTATGGAACGATCTATTATCCCCAAAGAATTGTGCGAACACATCGTGGACATTTGCGAAGGTGGCATGATGACGTGCGAGCTGGGATAAGGAGGAATGACATGACGAGAGATGAGATCGTGACCGTGCTGCGGTGCTGTGCCGAGGGAGAGTGTCATGGTTGCACAATGCACAATGATGAGCAGCGTTGCCAAGAACGAGTGTTGGATGCTGCCGCTGACCTGATCGAGAACCAGCAGCGGCACATCGAGGCACTGATGAAAGCCAACGCCAGCCTGAAGGACACCATTCCTCGGCCCCGAACGACTCGAAGTTGGCGGAAACTGCGCCATGAATTGCAAGTGGGAAGAAGCGGCGTAGAGCCGCCTCGCCGCCTACGAGGACACGGGGCTGACGCCGGGAGACATCAAGGAATTGCTTGACATGGCTGTGTCGAAAACAGACAAGGTTTTGCGGCTTAAAGAAGAATTGCACGCCATGAAAAACGAACTATGCCAATACTGCGGGAAGTACAAACACGCACACGAGGGCGCCTGTGACGGGTGCAGATGGAGGGAAATGTGATGGATGCTGTAAAGTTTATCGAGGAGCAAAACAGGATGTGTAATTCGTTTTCACCGGATTGCGAAGGATGCCGCGTGGATGAAGCAAAGCCTGTGGACGAATGCTGCCGGTGGATGTTTGAAAACCCCGAAAGAGCCGTCAAAATCGTCGAGGAATGGGCTGCCGCACATCCACGCAAAACGCGGCAGAGTGTGTTTCTGGAGCAGTGGCCGAATGCGCGCCCTGCGGATGATGGGGTGTTGACTTTTTGCCCAAAAAGGTTTGACTTTCACATTTCATGCTTAGCAGAATGCCATTCGTTGAAAAAGTGCAGTGATTGCCGCCGCGAGTTCTGGATGCAGGAGGTGGAGTAATGGAACGACTGACGAAGCGCGACACCGATGGACAGGCAATGATGGACTGCGAGAAGTGCAAAGCGGATTGGACGGGTAAGCATGGTAAGCCGATGGTTGACTGCACCGCGCTGTACTGCCGCAATCGCCTCAAGGATCGCCTCGCCGCCTACGAGGACAGAGAGTGTGCGCCGGAGGAAGTTCTACCGAAGGACAAGGCAGACGAGATCGCGTTGAAGCTCATGCGCCTTGCTGATTTGGAAAGCCTTTGCAGCTATACCCGCCTGCGCGAGCTGGCCGAGGCCAACAAGGACGGTCGGCTGGTGGTGCTGCCGTGCAAGGTGGGCGATATAGTGTGGGCGAATCTTGACGGGATGCGGCACACCCGCAAATGCGTCATAGAATTTGCGAACATTGGAAGCCGCGTTACGACCATTGTATTTTCTACAGTAGATGGATTAAGAGAACAGTACGGGGTCAATCCTTGCTCATTTGGAAAGACGGTATTCCTCACCCGCGAGGAGGCGGAGAAAGCATTGGAGGCGATGAAGGATGAGTAAGGCTGTTATGCTGAGCATCCGCCCGAAGTGGGTGGAGAAGATCGCCAACGGCGAAAAGACCATCGAAGTCAGAAAGACCAGGCCAAAGCTGGAAACGCCGTTCAAGGCGTACATCTACTGTACGATGCCTGACGCGAAGGACCCGCACAACATTCTTGAGCTGCACGGTGCAGACGGGAAAATCCGCAAGGCTAACGGCAAGGTCATTGGGGAGTTTGCCTGTGAGCGGATTGTCCCGATCACATACGATGGCGGCAGGCTATGGTGTCCAACAAATGCCGCCTTTTCCCCTGCGACGTGCTTATCTCAGGCAGAAATTATAGCTTATATCGGCGATAAGGGGCGTTGTTACGGCTGGCATATCTCCGACCTGCTGATCTATGACCAGCCGCGGGAGCTGACGGCGTTTCGGCGGCTTTGTCCTAATGACCTATGCTGTGAGGCCTGCGCCATGTACAGCAACAACAACGGTATCTGCAACAATGGGGCTTTGCCGCTTCGCCGCCCGCCCCAAAGCTGGTGCTATGTGGAGGTGATAGACAATGGCTGAATTGAAACGCTGCCCTGAGTGTGGTGGAGTTGCAACCGTTATCCATATGTACGATACCTACGATAGAGCAGATTTTGGGTGGGATGCCGGTTGTGGGAGATATAGGGCTGGTGATGGCCTCCACACAAAGAAGATGAAAGTATCTGGGCTGCCCAGCAAAGAAAAGGCAATCGAAGCATGGAATAGGAGGGCTGACAATGGCGACAAAGAGAGTGTGTGACCGCTGCGGAGCGGAGATTAACCCGTACAACTCCGTCACCTATGCTGGTATGCGGCGAGTTAAGAACGACATAAACGACAACGACTACGAGCTGTGTGTTTCGTGCGCGCACAAACTGCGAAAGTGGTTCAATGGGGAGGAGCACGACAATGGCTGAATACATTGAGCGGGAGACATACCGAAAAAGGTTGGCTGACCTTGAAGGGTGGTGCCAAGACCTGAGAAAACCGGGACTGAAGCAGGCATTGGAGATGTTCGACGAGATTCCTGCCGCTGATGTTGCCCCAGTAGTGCATGGACGATGGGAATGGGCAGACGATGGATATTGTCGATGCTCAGAATGTAGACAACGTGCTCCTGTGGTTTACGGCGCTTTGATAGAAGATTATCAGGACGAGCCGCAAACAGTAATGACTTACTTCTGCCCGCACTGCGGGGCGATGATGGATGGAGGGGATAGCGATGTGGCTGATTGAATGGCTGAAAAAGCGTAGAGCAAGGAATGCCTGTGGGATGAACTGCGGTCAATGTCCGTTCCTGAAAAGTCATTGGAACAAAGACCATGAATTTATGGGGCTTTCATGCAGAAAGGGGCTTTGGTAATGGGCAGACTGATTGATGCAGATAAATTCATTCTGGCCATTATGGATGCGTCCCTATCTTCCGTTGACGAGGATACAATCCTTGATTTGATCGATAGCGTCCCCACCGTTGACGCTGTGCCAGTAGTGCGGTGCGTGGTATGTCAATGGGCAAAACCAAAAAATAAAAAATTTTTTGTTTTAGGGGTGCGGGGCGGAGAAAGACAATATATGATGGGTATGCAGGGGCAACCTGCCCGTGCCGATTCATTTCTTTCCTCCTAATTTCCCGATGGGCGGGGCTTTGGCTCCGCCTTGATCGGGGCTATGCGGCAAGACGACCAATATGCGGTATAGGTGCCCCGTAATGGGAGACCTCAGCAAGCGACGCCGGCGTTCCGGCGAAGTGCTAAAGCAGGGCAGGGCTGCAGTGCCGCACCAACCACACAAGCGGGCGAGGAAGCGCGAGAAGTTAAGTACACACAAGCTGTGGCCACAGCGGCGGACAGTTAATCCGCAAAAACAGTGTGCGGCTGATGAAAAGGCGCGGCGCGGTGTGGCGCCGAAATAACTGTGTAGCCCATGTTTGAGAGGCCCAAGAGGCCCGCATGGGCGGGGAAAGACTGTTACTGTAGCCAAGGGGTGGGGGCTGGAGACAAAACAGGAGGATGGCGTGGACGATATTACAAAGCAGCCATACGCCAAATGGCTTGAAGAAAGCATAGCAACTATCGCAGGGATTGACCCTTGCTGTATTTGCTTTGCAGCGACAAAAGCAGACGGCACGGTGTTCACCGGCTATTATAATGCAGACGCGGCGGACAAGGCCGTTTTTGCGCACAATATCCAGTCCGACATCGTGATGGATATCATCAAGGCGAATGCTGACACAATCAGCGGGATTTTGGAGGACGGCAAATGATTCTCTGCGGTAAAGACTGCACACCATGCTGTGACTTCTGCACCCACGTCAAACACGGTACAGTAGTAGTTGACGGTAAGCGTGTAACTACTGGGCCTGTTGGCTGCAAACTCCACAAGGACAAAGAGCATCAGGACATTGCCGCCACCTGTGGGTATTGTGACGACTTTCATTGCTTCCAGAGCCTGGTGTCCGTAGATCGAGAGATGCAAGAGGGAGACGGAGAATGAACGACGACCACAAGGACATTATCAACAAGATAACGTATTCCGCCGACGAAATAGATAGGATCATGAAAATCAATATGCGGCTCATTACGAAATTCAAAACACATTTGCACAAAGAGTATGGCGACGCTATTGAAGATATTGCGAAGATGTTTGACACACTCTACGCAGAACAGCAAAAAGAAACGCCGTTGATGTGGTATGAGTATTGCTACGGTGTTAAAGATACAGGGAAATAAAAACAAATTATTTGGATTGGAAGTGAGCGTATGGCTGGCGGAGCGCCAAGAAAATGGAAAAGCGTAAAGGCAATGCAAGAAGCCATTGACGCTTATTTCAAAGAGTGCGAAGGTGAACCGTTTATCGGAGATGACGGCCGTGCCGAGCGCGATAAGTACGGCATGCCGATCATCATCAACGCAAAGCCCCCGACAATCACAGGGCTTGCATTGGCGCTTGGATTCACAGGAAGACAAGCACTGCTGGATTATCAAGCAAGGCCAGAGTTTGCGGACACGGTTACGCGCGCAAAGTCCAGATGCGAAGAATATGCCGAATCTCGGCTCTACGACAAAGACGGTGCGAACGGCGCGAAATTCTCGCTTGGCTGCAATTTCGGTTGGAATTCCGAGAACAAAAAGAGCGGCGACCCTGCGGCGTTGGCAGCTTTGCTTACTGCGTTAAAGGGCGAGAACAATGCAAATTAAAACGCTATCCGCAAAGCAGCGCAAAATAATGGAGTTTATCAGCTCCGATGATATGGCGCTGATTTGTGACGGCTCCGTCCGTTCCGGGAAAACGACGGTCATGTCGATGGCGTTTGTGCTGTGGGCGATGCAGAACTACGACCGCACGAATTTCGCTATTTGCGGGAAGACGGTGCAGGCGGCAGAGCGAAATATCTTAAAACCGTTGATGGAAATTGACGGGCTGGGTGTTGCACTGTCCATGCATTACAAGGTTTCCACGAGAATTTTAACCGTTCGGTGTGGGGATAGAACAAATTGGTTTTATCTATTCGGCGGTAAGGATGAAAGCTCGTATATGCTCATACAAGGCATCACGCTTGCCGGGGTGCTATTCGATGAAGTGGCACTTATGCCGCGTTCGTTTGTGGAGCAAGCGCTTTCCCGTGCGATTTCGTTTGAGCATCCGAAGTATTTTTTTAACTGCAACCCCGAATCACCGCAGCATTGGTTTTACAAAGAGTGGATTGAAAACGAACGGGAGAATACGCAGCACATTCACTTCCTGCTGGAAGATAACCCAATTCTCACACCGCAGATGATCGAGAGGACAAAGGCCATGTATAGCGGCGTGTTCTACGACCGATACATTCGCGGCTTGTGGGTGCTGGCCGAGGGGCTGGTATACGACTTTGGCGAGGAAAACATCGTGGACGATGTGCCGGAGAGCGGGGAATATTACATTTCCTGCGACTACGGCACGCTGAACCCATTTTCTGCTGGTTTGTGGTGCTGGGACGGCAAGACGGCCACCCGCATCCGGGAGTATTACTACTCCGGGCGGGAAGAACACAGAAACAAGACTGACGAGGAATATTATACGGAGTTGGAGAATCTGGTGGGAGAGCTGCCGGTGATAAGCGTCATCGTGGACCCGTCGGCGGCGTCCTTCATCGAGGTTATCAAGCGGCACGGGAAGTTCAAGGTGCGCAAGGCGGTCAATGACGTGCTGCCGGGCATCGCCACCACGGCGAGGTATCTGCGCAGCGGTGCGCTGAAGATACACAGGTCGTGTAAAGACGCCATTCGGGAATTCGGCCTCTACCGCTGGGACGAAAAATCCACAGAGGACAGGCCAATTAAGGAGAACGACCACGCGATGGATGATACACGTTACTTTGCAATGACAGTATTGCGCCGGAAAGTGCGGGATGATAACGGGGAGAAATACATCCCCCTGTGGGATAAAGACGCCATTCGGGAATTCGGCCTCTACCGCTGGGACGAAAAATCCACAGAGGACAGGCCAATTAAGGAGAACGACCACGCGATGGATGATACACGTTACTTTGCAATGACAGTATTGCGCCGGAAAGTGCGGGATGATAACGGGGAGAAATACATCCCCCTGTGGGAGAGGTGATAGCTTGCTGACATATCAGGACTTGCTCGCCGTGGGCGAGAACGAACAGGACCGAATGGATTTTATCCGGCGGGTCATCAATGAGCACAAAGGCTCTGCGGCTTACCGGTTCGCGGTAGACGCACAGCGATATTACGACGGCGAGAATCCCACCATCAGCCGGTATGAGAAGATCATCTATGACCTTCAGGGACGCGCCCACCGGGACATGTACACGGCAAACCACAAACTCATGTCAAGTTTCTTTGGATTTGTCGTGCGGCAGGAGGCAAACTATCTGCTGGGCAACGGCGTGACCTTTCAGAAGAGGGAGACAAAGGCCAGACTGGGCGCTGACTTTGACCAGCGGGTCAAGGACGCAGGCAAGAGCGCCCTGGTATGCGGCGTGGCGTTCGGGTTCTTCAACCTGGACCGGGTTCAGGTGTTCGAGCTGACCGAGTTTGCGCCCCTTTACGACGAGGAAAACGGTGCCTTGATGGCCGGTGTGCGGTTCTGGCAAGTGGCAGACGATAAGCCGCTTCGTGCCACGCTGTACGAGCTGGACGGATACACCGAGTACATCCAGCGCAGCGGGGAGAACATGACCGTGCTGACGGACAAACAACGGTACAAGGTCAATGTCCGCACGGACGGCCTGGGCGCGGAGACCATTCTGGACGGTGACAATTATCCTGGATTTCCCATCGTGCCTCTGAAAAACGGCAAAAACTGCCGGTCGGAGCTGCGGGGGCGGCGGAACACTGTGGACGCGCTGGATCTGGCCTGTTCCAACATGGTCAACAACGTGGACGAGGGCAATCTCATCTATTGGGTGCTTACCAACGCGGGCGGCATGAATGACTTGGACGACGTGAAGTTTTTGGAGCGCATCAAGACCCTTCACGTGGCCCACACCGACGACGAGGTGAACGCGGAACCGCACACCATCGAGGCCCCCTTTGAGGGCACCAACGCAACTATTGACATGCTCAAGCGCAAGCTGTACGAGGATTTCCAGGCGTTTGACAGCGCCGCCGTGAGCGCGGGAAATCAGACGGCCACGGCCATCAAGGCCAGCTATGTGCCGCTGGATCTAAAAGTGGACGACTTCGAGAGCGATGTGACCGACTTTATCCAAGGCCTATTGACGCTGGCTGGGGCAGACGATACGCCCAGCTATACCCGCAGCCAAATTGTGAACAAGAGCGAGGAGACCCAGACCGTTCTGATGGGAGCGGAATACTACGATGATGAGTACATCACCAAGAAGCTGCTGACCATCAACGGCGACATCGACCAGTACGACGAACTGATGCGCCGGAAAGACGCGGAAGAGCTTGACCGGATGGACGTGCTGCCGGAGGAACCGCCCGAACCGGGGGTGATCGAGGATGGCAACGCCTGATCTGGGCCACAAGCTGACCGACAAGGAGCTTGCAAAGCTGGAACGGCGCATTGCGAAGCTGTACCGAGAAGCCGGGGAAGAATTGCAAGAAACCATTGACGCTTACTTTGAGCAATTCAAAAAGCGCGATGAGGAAATGAAAGCGCTGATCGGCACGGTGCAGAACGGAAAGGAATGGACAGAGGCCGACTATAAACAATGGCGGCTCAATCAGATCGGGCGCGGAGAACGCTATCAGGCCATGCGGGATAAAGTGGCACACCGTGTCACCGACGCGAACGCCGTGGCGGCGTCCTACACCAACGATGCAACGCCCGGTATTTACTCCCTGAACCGCAATTTCGCGGCGTACACAATCGAGAGCGTGGCTGGGAATGTTGGCTTTGACCTGTGGGACGAGCAGACGGTGAAGCGCCTGATTGTGGAGCAGCCGGGGCTGATGCCGTATTACCCAAAAGATAGAGCATTGAAACGCGGCATTGACCTTGCGTATGGGAAAAAGCAAATCACGGCCAGCGTCACCAGCTCCATCTTGCAGGGGAAAAGCATTAAGGGTATGGCAGACGATTTGCAGCGGCGCATTATTACAATGGGCAGAAGCAGCGCGATTCGGACGGCGCGAACGGCGGTCACTGGCGCACAGAACGCCGGACGCATGGACAGCTACGCGGCGGCGGAAAAGATGGGCATCAAGCTTAAAAAGCAATGGCTGGCGACGCTGGACAACCGGACGCGGCATTCACACGCCATGCTGGACGGCGAAAAGGTAGATCAAGATAAGAAATTCTCCAACGGCTGCCGCTTTCCGGGCGATCCGCAGGGGCCAGCGTGGGAGATCTACAACTGCCGCTGCACGCTTGTTGCGGATGTGGATGGGGTAGATACCTCCACAGGGCAAAGACGCGCCAAAAACCCCGTTACAGGCGAAACAGAGGTTATTTCTGACATGACCTATTCCGAGTGGGCGGAGCAGAAGCAAGCGGAAGACGCTGCGGCCTGGAATACATACATGAAGAAGGGCCGTAACCTTTCCACTGATACAAAACAGTGGCAGGAATACAAATCGGTTCTGGGAAACAAAGTTCCAAACACGGTTGAGAAGTTCCAGAATTTGAAGTATAATGAACCTGATAAGTGGGCCCAACTGAAAACCATGAAACGGCAAACCGTTTTTGTGAATAACGCCGAATGTGTGACAACGCCTAAAAAATACACCGGGTATTTCCTGAAAGATGGCGCAAAACACGCGGATCAATTTTTTGATGTTGGCTATACAGCGGATAACCCATTGCAGCTGCGTTATGATATGGCACGGCAGTTTGATATGAGCAAGGCTGTTGATGTGCAGGAGTTAAATGGCGGTGCGATAATGTTTAATATCTACATGACACTTGGAGTTACAAAACAGCGCACTTTTTTAACGGGATGGATTCAAGATACACCGGATAGCAAACCGAGGATCGTAACCGGATTCAGAAAAAACAAGGAGAATTCGCATGATTAACGAATATGACCGTGTAAAAATCATTAAGACAGGCGATGTCGGTATTGTTGTTGATATCCGGGAGACCAACGGCACGTTTTATCTTGTTGAACGAGACGGTGACAATGAACTATTCGACTGCGCTGAAAGCGAACTGGAAAAACTATGAAAGTTGATTTCACAGACAACTCCAAAGAAGTCCTCGCTGCCATGCATGAGGCCGCTGCCAGGGCGCTGGAAAAGTGCGGGCTGGTTGCAGAGGGCTATGCGAAAAAGCTCTGCCCCGTGGACACCGGTAATCTGCGCAACAGCATTACCCATACGGTAGACGAGCAGGAACCGGCAGCGATCATCGGGACAAACAATGAATATGCCGCGTATGTGGAATTAGGTACCGGCAAATACGCGGAGGGCGGACGGCCGACGCCGTGGGTGTATCAGGACGATGAAGGTCACTGGCACTGGACGGCTGGCAACCCGGCACAGCCGTTCTTGAAGCCAGCGGTGGCCGACCACCAACAGACATATCGGAACATAATCGAGGATGAATTGAAAAATGGATGAAGGCATTATCAAGGCCATCGAAGCCATCACAAAGCGCGGAAACGACGCAGAGGTGCGGCGAAAAGGCAATGGGTACATCGTCTTAGAGGTTAAGAAAACAATCAAATACAGCACTCCCGCGCAATAGGGCACGGGAAAGGGCAATAGGAGCCAACTACTGAGATTTTCTCGGCGGTTGGCTCTTTCGTTTTCGATAAAACCCGCGAGGTACAGCGGTTTTTATACAATCTATCGCCGCGACGAACTGCGGACGAAGGAAAGGAAGATAGAACAATGGCACTTACACGCAAACTTTTGAAGGGGATGGGTCTCACCGACGAACAGGTGGACACCATCATCGAAGCGCATACCGACACCGTGGACGGCTTGAAGGCGGATGTGAGCCGCTACAAGGCGGACGCGGAGAAGTTGCCCACAGTCCAGAAGGAATTGGACGACCTGAAAGCCGCCGGGGACGGCGGTTACAAGGAGAAGTACGAGAAGGAGCACAAGGCCTTTGACGACTTCAAGGCGGACATCACCGCAAAG